CCTATATATATACTTTTATATAACTTTTATAGATAGATAGATAATTATCTACGACCACTCTTCTCTATGGGGGTGTTGCGTTGTGGTGGGAGTTAATTAAAAAGAAGTAAGATAGTTTCTCCGAAAATAGGGGGTATGCACAGGCATTCATGGGCTACGCTATTGATCCTGCTACACTTTTTCCATCTTCCTAGGAAGGGGGTAGACGGATACCAGCGGACCACTTTCCTACTTTTCGAGCCAAAACGCGTCTGAAATGCACATTTTCGTTCGTCGAGGAGATCTTTAGCATGGGCTTGCGCCTACTTTTCCGGGGTCGTGACGCGCTTCCAGCGCGTGAAGTTTTCAGTTGGGTCGACGTTCGTCGACGCCAATCACCCCCTTCAACACCCCTTCGTGCACGTTGGGAAGCCATCGAGCAGGCGCTCACGCACCTCGTGCACCGTGATGATCTGACTGAAATTCCGCTCCACAACATGGAGCGCTTGCTTTCGGCAGCTCAGGCGGCGCACCCGACGCCGAGAAAAAGCGGGACACCTGTCCCGGGAATTTGCATCAAGTGTGGTGGTGAGTACCCACCTGAAGCGTTCCTACGCCGTGCTTCATCCCGGGAGCGGGAGAAGTTTGGTTGGAACAACGCCTCGGCGTACCGCACGGTGAAGGGTCATGTGTGTGCCAAGTGCAGGCACAACAAGACGAGGGCTGGCACGCGCAAGCGCAGGAGGAGGTTGGAGACGCCCATACGCCGCCAGATCCAGCAACACATACACCAGACAAAGCGCAACATCAGGAGCGCCGAGGGTTTGTTCTTGGAGTTCTTTCGGTTGCGGTTGGTCTGTTTGGAGCGGGCTTTGCTGCGTGTGGATGAGACTGCGGGAGCGGTTGAAAGTTGGTTGAGCCTGCTCAGTGAGCAGGAGCGCAAGGAGTTGGCAGCTGCCTATCAAGTGCTGCCGCGTAGGCATGGGCGGATGCCCAGCATGTAAGGAGAGTGTGATGAAGCGTTTCATGGAGTGGTTGACGGGGGAGCCGAGCGATCCGAACGATCCAGAAGTCCCCTTCTGGTACACGCTGCTGTTGGCAGTGGTCGCCTTTCTCTGTTTCTGGTTCTTTGTGATCGTTGTGTTTTCTTTTTGAGGAGAGTGATGATGAAGACGAGTGAACTGACTGGTGCTGCCCTTGATTGGGCGGTGTCGAAGTGTGTAGGGATCGTGTGGGAGAAGGGCGATCTCGACGCCGGGGAGTACGGCCCCGGGTTCAAGCCTTCTACCAACTGGGCCGACGGTGGGCCGATCATTGAGCGGGAGTTTATTACTTGTGGCTGGAATTGGTCTCATGAAGTGGGGCACATGGGATGGGCTCGCATCTCTCCCCCGTTTTACTCACACCGCTACACCGGCCCCACGCCGCTGATAGCGGCGATGCGCTGCTTCGTAGCTAACCGCCTCGGTGACGAGATTGAAGTACCAGAGGAGCTGAAGTAACCCAACCTAACCGGGACATGTGTCCCGGTTTTTTCTAGGAGAGTGATGATGATCCGAGTATCTTTTGTTGAGACCACCTACCCTGCCCCTTCGGATGACGAGGCCGACTACTGTCCCGATGGCGACAGTTACTCGTGGGATGACACGCTCACGTTTGGCGAGCTTGTGTGTCGGATGCACGAGTACACCCACACCTCTTGCTCCCCCGCTCAGGGCACAACGAACGAGTGGGTGAGCGCTGAGACTGAGCAGGACTACAGGACGGGTGACTTCATCGAGCGTTCGATGCACTACCACCACGAGAACCACCCGCGCTATGCCAAGTACTGGAGCATCGCGATGCGTGTGGCTGGGCTGATCAAGAAGAAAGGAGAGCGATGATGAGTGAGCTGTTGTTCGACCAACTGGTACGGGAGTACCACATCAACCGCAAGAGGAGAGAAGCGATGACTCAATGGGAACTGCTGCACAACGACGAGCACAAGGGCTTTCAGATCCGTGTCTTTGTCGCACCTGAGTGCGACATCTCGCCGGAAGAGCAACTCTGTGCACCGGAGGATGTGCAGGCTGTGTACGACGGGCTGCTCGAGTGGTTCCGGGTACGTGTCGTCGCCTACAAGCGCGACATCCCCCTCGGGGATGACTACCTCGGTGGCTGCTGCTACCACTCAGCCAAAGACTTCATCAAGGACGCCTACTACACCCACATGTGTGACGAGGCGGTGCGTGAAGCCGAGAGTGCCTTGGCTGCGCTAGCACAAGCGTAAAGAGTTCAACCAACCCCGGGACAAGTGTCCCGGTTTTTTCTAGGAGAGTGATGATGATTGAAGTAAAGCTAACCGTCGAGACATCGGAAGCTGTGCTGTGGGCGTTGCGTGAGTACATAAATATGCGTATCCCTGTTCGGGAATATGTGGACACACGCTACAAGCATTCGGACGAAGCCTTTCGCAACCTAAAAATTGGCGATGTGCAGAACCGGCTTGACCGACTGCAACCGTTTATTGACCGTCTACAGACCGCAGTTGCAACACAACCTCAACCTAAAGGAGAGTGATGATGAGTGATCTTGTATTAAGACTTTGGCGTAACAAAGAACTCACCTACGAGTACGAGATCGTAGAAGAGGAGGATGCCGACAGCTATGCCATCTGGCGTGACGACGGCATGCTCAGGGGCAAATACGTTGCTCGCAACATACCGACGATTGCTGAGGCTGTGCAGGTTCTGGCCGATGCGGTTAAGGATGAAACATGAAAACCATCGTCCATGTAAACCAGCACCATGTGCGTAGTAACGCAACCAAGGGCACGGACCTACCCGTGCTCACCGTCAAGACCTACAAGGGGAACCGCTATGCCTACGAAGTAGATATCACCGGCCCGAGCAAGCTCGTTTACTCACCCGATAAGCCACTGTCCTGCGGGGCACGGGTGTGGATAGAGACGCAGAGTGAAGTCAACATTGTTCGCTAAAAATTCCGGGACATCCGTCCCGGTTTCAACCCGAGGCGCTATCGCGCCTCATCTTCAGGAGAAGTACGATGTCTTTGTTCAATACCAAACTGCACAACGCCCGTCTGTCCAACAAGGAGCGGATCAAGCAGGAGGCAGCTTTCGATAAGCTTCTGCGGGCACGTGCACCCGATCTCAAGCAGTACTTCGAGATGTTCCCCCCGTCCCTGCGTAAGCAGGTTTATGTCTCAGCCGATACGTTCGACACCACGCTGCGGATGGCGGTGAGTATGTACGAGCTGGCCTCGTTCAAGGACAAGAAGCTCACGCGGCTGCTCGAGAAGTTCGCAGACTGGGAGTCGTCAACGCAGGACTACACCCACACCCAGCCCAACCGGGACTTCTTCTTCACTCACCAGACCCCCTTCGGTGTCCGCATCCGCGTCGGCATCTACGCCTATGTGAAGACAGACTCGCCACTCTGCCGGGTGGTGGTCAAGGGTGTGACCACTCGCGTGGTCGAGGAAGAGATCCGCGAGATCGTGTGCGCGTAAGCAGTTAACCAACCGGGGGGCGCACATCAACGCCCCCCACAACCAAGGAGAGTAAGCATGGCAACGTATGTCAACATGGCGGAAGGGCTCGTGCCCGTGGTGCAGCCCACCTTCCACTTTTATCTGCACAATATTTTTGAGTGGCGCACAGGCCACGACCTGCATACGCTGATGAAGCAGATGGACAAGCACAAGCAGACCTACTGGGTGTGGTACGTACCGGGAGAAGTCACCGCCCAGTACGACATCAAGCTCTACCGCCCGCAAGTAGAAGGCGCGTTCGTCCTCGACATGGTCGAGTACAAGAACGGTAAACGGGTTGTCAACAAAGGAGCGGAATGATGGACGCTGACAAAGCAATCAGACTCAGAGCAGCACTCAAACGCCTCGTCGCCTTGCTCCGTGATCCAGAGCGGGAGTTTCCTGACGAATGCTGGCGTGTTGCCTGCGCCTTTCTTGTACCGTATGAAGTGTTAGCAGACGCATACGACGAGTATTGCCGAGACAAGTAAACCAACCACCGGGACACGTGTCCCGGTTTTTTCTAGGAGAGTAGTGATGAAAACAAATGTATTGACTGCGGATTTGACTGGTGCTGCCCTTGACTGGGCGGTGGCGAAGTGCGCCGACCTACCTTTTCCCGTTGTCTATGACGAGGACGGGCGCGAGGTCGCAGTTTCGCCATCAACCAACTGGGCGCAAGGTGGGCCGATCATCGAGCGCGAGTGCATCGCCACCCACCGCGACATGAGATACGCCGAGATCCTTTGGGTCGGTCGAATGCCATTCAACGATGCCCACAGCGGCTCCACGCCCCTGATCGCAGCCATGAGGTGTTTCGTGGCATCCCGCCTCAGCGACGAGATCGAAATCCCCGAAGAACTGATCGACAACAACAAGGAGCAGAACAAATGAAACAACTCAACGCATTCCAACACGGTGACGGTGCGCATTGGGGTCTGTCCGACTGGTACAAGGAGGGCGAGGCAGAGCTCGCCGCTGCCCTTGCCGAGCGCGTGCCATTCGACACGGGTTGGTATAGCAGCAAAAAGGAGATCGCCTCGGCGCGTATCTGGTCTGAGGACGGGGTCAAGATCAAGGTCGAGGCCAGCGTGTCCGACGACTTCGATACCGAGGGTCTGGGCTACGCTAGCACGCAGGACTGGACGCTCGATGCGGTGCAGGCTTGCGTCTCGAAAGCGTGGGACAAGGCAGAGCAGGCCCGAGACGAGGCGCAGGAATATGAGGGGTTCAGCGTCTTGCAGTACCGCAAGGACGGCGCATCATGGGTTGAGACCTACCTCGTAAACATCGGCTGGGGTGACTACGCACCGCCGGGGGACAATTACGCATGGTGGGGCTGGCAGCACGACGGGGCCGACGACACTGTGGGCGTGCCGCACCCGGACATTCCGCTTGAGACTGTCCAAGCGTTCGAGAAGTGGGCGCACAACTGGGCGTTCGGTCGCATCGAAGAGAAGTCTCTCAGGATCGGAGACTGGGAGATCAAACCGTGGCGCGAGACGCGTCCACAACCTGAAGATCCTAACGACTACGCTGGCATGGGCTGGGTAGGTCGTGACGGTCGTCCGTAAGTAATCAGTTCAACCAACCACCGGGACACACGTCCCGGTTTTTTCTAGGAGAGTAGCAATGCAGTTCCAAACCATTCACTTCGTTCGTAAGGCCGACGCCATCGCTGCAACCGGTGGTGTCACGCAGACCAGCAAGATGCCTTGCAAGTCTCATTCCTTGCCCACCTCAGCCTGTCACACCGGCTGGCGCATGGCTCAGATCGCAGGTTCCATCTGCTCCAAGTGCTACGCCAACAAGGGCTTCTATGCCATGTATCACGCCACCATCGAGCCTGCACAGCACGCACGCCTTGCTGCGCTCGACGAGCCTGACTACTGGATCGCAGGCATGGTGCACCTGATCGGCAACGATCCGTACTTCCGTTGGCTGGACTCGGGAGACATCCAGTCTCGCCTGCATCTCGAGATGATGGCTGAGGTTGCACGTCGCACACCCCACACCAAGCACTGGCTACCCACCCGGGAGTACGGCATGGTCAAGGAGTTCATCGCCAAGCACGGACGCGACAGCATCCCACCCAACCTCATCATCCGCCTGTCTGCGATGTTCGTCGACCAGCCCGTAGTCATCCCCAAGTCCTTGCGCGGTATCCCCAACATCACCGCATCCAACGTGCACAGCAAGGGCAGCACACCCATCGGCAAGCGCTGCGCCGCGCCTGATCAGGGCGGTAGGTGTGACGACTGCCGGGAGTGCTGGAAGCCCAACACTGTCGTGTCGTACGAAGCTCACTAAGCAGTACATCAGTTCCTCAACCCGGGGGCACACGCCCCCTCTTTCTCTGGAGAAGTAGCATGTTTGATCTCAACGCCATCATCAACCAAGCCCTCGCTACCGCTGTCGCTCAAGCAGTCGAGCCCCTCGTCAAACGCATCGGGGAACTCGAGACAAAGCTCGTCGAGGCGCAGCTGTTTCAGCGCACGACACACATCGATGTGAATGCAGCAACGGATGCTCTCAACCAGCAAGAGTGGTTCTGGGAAAAGATCCGCAGCTACATCGATGCTGGGATCGAGGCCGGTCTCGAGGATCACACCGGCACCTACGACCACGATGACTTCGTGCTGCGGGGGGATCTGGCTGAACTCGTCAAGGAGGATCTGCCTGACTTCGATGACTTCCTCACCAAAGAAGACTATCCCGACGCTGACGACATCGTCACCAAGGACGAGCTGCCTGACTTCGACGATCTGCCGCACCCCGACGACATCGTCAAGACCGGTGACATTGAAGCCTTCATCGAGGACTACATGAGCCGCGTCAGGCTCACCCGCATCTAAACCAACCACCCGGGGGCTTGCGCCCCCCTTTCTTTATCTGTAGTATGTTGACAAGTCGCTGCTGCAAAGCAGCATCACAACCGGGACAGATGTCCCACTTTCTGGAGAAGTAACATGTCTCACGAACTGACCGTCAATGCCATCACCAACAAAGTTGAGTTCGCCTACCGCAAGTCGGACGGCGAGCCGTGGCACGGGCTGGGCCAGCCCATGGCAGACGACGCCACCATCGAGCAGTGGCGTGCCGCTGCTGGGATGAACTGGCGCATCCAGCGGGCGAAGGTCCGCTATCCCGTGTCCCACGATCCGGCTGTCCCCATGCGGGAGATCGCTGACAAGCACGTGCTGCTGCGCTCCGATACCAAGGACGCCCTTGGCGTCGTCAGCGACTCGTACAAGGTCGTGCAGCCCGAGCAAGTCATCGAGTTCTTCCGTGACATCGTGAAGGTCGGCGGGCTCGAGCTGTCTGCAGCAGGCACGATCTACGGAGGCAAGCGCTTCTGGGCGACAGCCAAGATCGGGGAGGCCAGCCCGACCAGTGTCAAAGATAGGGTCGGCGGGTATCTGCTCCTCTCCACCAGCGCTGACGGATCACAGCGCACCGAGGCAAGACGTACGACCATCCGTGTGGTCTGCCGCAACACCTTGGCGATGGCTGCGTCGGAGGGCCAGCCGTGGGTCAAGATCTCTCACCGCACCGAGTTCGATCCCGAGGAGGTCAAGCAGTTCATGGGCCTGAACGAGGCAGCGTGGGAGGCGTTCCGTCACCAGATCACACGGCTGGCGAACATCAAGGTCGATCAGGACAAGGCCGAGGAACTCACCGAGGTCGTGCTGGGTGGCGGCGAGAAGGTCATCGCCTCGGCGGGATACAACAAGATCCTCGACCTGTTCAACGGTGCAGGCAAGGGTGCCGATCTAGATGGTGTGCGCGAGACCGGCTGGGGCTACGTCAACGCCGTGACCGAGTACATCGACCACTGGACGCGTGCTCGCTCTGATGAGAACCGCTTCGTCTCTGCCCAGTGGGGTCCGGGTGCGGACATGAAGCAGCGAGCCGTCAACGCCGTCCTGTCGCTCGCTTAATTCCCTTCACTCAACTTCGCCGCCCCCGATCCCGGGGGTGGCAGGGAGACACACATGCAGCATGACACACTCACACCGATCAACAAGTTCCGCAAGACCACCGACGTGCAGGCGACATGGCGCGAGTACGGCTGGACCCCGCCCGGGGACGACCCGCACATCAAAGCGAAGTGGGCGTTCTTTCGCAAGCTTGATACCGAGCAACAAACCCAACCGCAGCAAAACCAAGGAGAGTAAGCATGTTCGATTCACTCAAGGCAGTTCCCAAGTCCAAAGACTTCGCACACGACAACACGCTTCTGCAGCAAGAGGTCGAGCGCATCCGCTCGGCTAACCCGCATCTGTTCCTGCAGCCACACGAGCTCAAGGAACGCAAGTTCTTCGACGAGCCTGCATCCCCCACGCCGATGAAGTCGTTCCTGCGGATGTGCCCCAGCTTTGCGCCGCTGCCCGTGAAACCGGCTACGAAACGCGCCAAGAAGTAATAACCCACAGCAACCGCAGCCCGCTCCGGCGGGCTGCACAGGAGATGAAGATGGAGAAGCTCTACACCGTTACCCTTTCGATACAGTACGTCGTCGTCGCACGCTCCGAACAACAAGCGTTTCGGATTGCACAGAAGGAGTCTGACGAAGCGTTCCGCAACTCGGGCTACGACGATATGAACATCAAGATTGAAGAGGGTTTGCATGCTGAAGGCTGGGACGACCGCGCCTTCCCCTACGGTGGCACCGACGATCAGACCATTGGTGACTACAAAGAAGAGATGGAACGGCTTGCACAATTGAAAGCCCGCTGGGAGTCCGCAGCATGACCAACAAGGAAGCTGAGACGGATGAAGGCCTCCTCTGGAGGCCGATGACCACCTGCCCGACTGGCCCCAAGGTGATGTTGCTCAATAAGGGCGGCATCGCCGGGGTCGGCTGGTACGATGGCAAGGATCAATGGTGGATCGGCTGGCATCCCTTGCCAAAGATCCCGCCCGAGATCAAAGCGTTGATCGGGAACCCGACGAACATTGGAAAAATGATTGGAGATTGAGATGACTTACAAGCAAGCGATTGAACAAGCTGCGCGGTCTGAGGTCACGGACGAGATTGTCCGAAAGATCTCAGCAACGTATCGCTGGAGCGAAACCAAGGTCCGCAAGGACATTGAGGCAGCAATCAGAGGAAGGGAAGAGAGATGACCCGTGATGACACCATCCGCATGGCTGAACAAGCCGGGTTTGTGATCGACCAAGAGGCTAAGAAGTACCAGCCCAACTGCGTATCGCACACCCATTATCTGATTGATGAGCCGCTAACTCGGTTTGAGGTGCTGGTACGAGCAGATGAACGAGAGGCTTGTGCTCAGATGGTCGAGCAGATGGGCATCGCAGGGTACGGGACGCTTGCTATTGCGGGAGCAATCAGAGTGAGGAGAGAGACATGATTGACGATGTGCCGATCACAAACGCCGAGCGTGATAAGGCGTGGGCAGCATTTATCAAACGAAAGGATGTGAAAGCGATGATGCGAAGCAAAAAGGACTTCAAGTTCCCGCTCGACGGGTCTTATGATCTCTGGTGTATCGCATGGGCAAAAGCTTGGGATGCTGGGTTCCAAGCAGGATGGGAGAGTGAGAGATGAGCCTTGACGCAATGAAGCTGGCGCTGGAGGCGTGGGATAAACAGCTTCTTAAACAACGAAAGGCGATCGGCACACTACGCGCTGAAATCGAATCGACGCCGTCCACATGGATCAGCTTGACGACAGAAGAAGTGTGGGTGATCTGGGACAGCGTCACCGAAACAAACAAAGACCGTGTGAACATCGTGCTCAGGTTTGCCGAGGCCATCGAAGCCAAGCTAAAGGAGAAGAACACATGAGCCTTGACGCAATGAAACAGGCGCTGGAGGCGCTGGAGAGCAACCCAGATGCGATGGTTGATTGCGGGGACGGACACTGGGACTTTAAGCGTGACCTTGCTATCACCGCTCTCCGCGCTGCAATCGAGCAGGCAGAGACGCCAGAAAAACGACGGGCGAAGGTGGATCCCATCCGGGTCCGTATCATGCAAGAAGCCTACGATCTTGCCGACCGCAACGACAGCGAAGGCTACAACTCGGTCAAGGTGATGTGCAGTGAGGTGCTAAGCATGATCAACAGGCTGCTAGACGAGCGCCAGCCGGAGCAGGAGCCGGTGGCGTGGTACGACAGTAAGACGGGATGGACTGACTTTCATGCGTTTAAGCCTGTTCGACAACCAAGTGCGCCTGATGCTGAATGGTTGCCTCTTTACACCGCACCGCGCCAATGGCAAGGGCTGACGGATGACGACATAGCACAGGCGATGTACAGAGCAGACGCGATCATTACTGGCCCTATGCAGTTTAAATTTGCAAGAGAGATTGAAGCCAAGCTGAAGGAGAAGAACACATGAGTGAACCTTGGTTGTATCGATTCTTTATGTGGCTATGCGAAAAGACAGGGCATCTCGGAGCGCGTGGTGGGTGGGTACATGACGGCTATTACCACCGAGACTGCCGCTTGTGTGGACGCATTGTGAGCGAGCCTATCAAAGAGGAAAAGAACACATGAGTAATGTCCTGCCTTTCAACGGCACCACTATCTTGGATCTTGATCCGGATGACATCCTCGAAGCAAACAAGGGACAGTTTGATGGGGTGATCCTGATAGGGTTAGACGCAGATGGAGAAGAGATCTTGGCGTCCAGCTATTCCGATGCGCCAACGATTCTGTGGATGCTGGAGCGGGCTAAGTTGAGAGTGTTGAGATCAGTTAATGAGGAGAAGAATCATGCGTAATGAAAAACTGGGTCGGTATATTGAAGAGCCTGTGGCTGAATATCAGGGACCAAAGTCGATCCCGTATCAGATCGAGCTGTTTGAAAAGAATTTGAATCGTCTACAGGAGATTGTTGTGCAGTTAGAGGGGCGATTGTCGCCGTTGTTGCGACCCACGGAAGAACCAAATTGCAAACCCGCACCAGAACCAACTGGCAGCTACTCACCGTTGAGCAGGCATTTATCTTCTCTAAACACCACACTCGAACGAACAATCACTAACTTGTGTGTCGTGCATGATTCATTGGAGATCTAAATGACCGACAACATCAAACCATTCATCAAAGCCACAACCCCGCACAACGAGCATGCCGTCGCTATGCTGGAGGAGTGGCTGGAGGCAGCAAAGGACGGAGAGATCATATCCGTTGGGCTTATTGGCAAGCGAGTCGGCGGGGAGTGGCAAACGTCATTCAGTTCCAGTGACAACAGCCTAGAGGATGCGGCCATGCTGCTTGAGCTTGGTATCCGGCGACTTGGGTTCAAGCAGAGGTGAACACATGATGGAATGAGAGGAGAAAAACGGATGATCCCCTGCCCCGCCTGCGGCGGCTATCTGCGGCAGCGCAAGACCAAAGGCGGTCATCGCACTCGGTGCTGTCTGCGTTGTCACAAACGCTACAGAACTGAGGAAGTCATACTGCATGAGATCGGAACCATGACCGAAGAACGCTTGATCAGGTTCATGTCAGAGCGTAAGGGCTGGCAGTCGTACGAGACAATCGCTAGGCATTTCTGCGTGACGCCCTCAACAGCACAGACCGCGATCAAAAAACTGGAGAAGGAAGGTCGTGTCCAATTCAAATTCGGTGAGAACGGTAAGAAGCTCTGGCACCTCACCGCCAAGCCCGTCGCGCCGCCCCCGCCAAAACCCGATCCCGTGGCCGTTCCCGTCAATCGAGGAGTTGTCACGCATCGAATCGCCCAACCGGGTGAAGAAGCCCCCGCCCCTAAACGCCGAGCCAAAACCATCTCGATCAAAAGGCAAAGCTGGTTCTCAGCCCTTGAGAAGTGAGGAGGAAGCACCGTGGTGAAGACGTTAGGCGAACTGTACAAGCAATACGAAGTGACACTTGAAGAGGAAGAGGCTTGGACCATGAAACAGAAAACGGACGTGTACAGCGACTACGCAGCACCGCTTCTCGAAACAAAGCGCTTGCTGGCTGAGTACGAAAAGCTGCTGACTGCACGACAGTGGCAAGAAGCAGTGTCTCTGTCGCCCGTGTTGAACGCGCAAGTGCGGCTGCTGACTCAGACCGTACGAGTGCAAGCTGAGGAGCAACGCTTGTGAGACGACGGATCAATGCGAACAAACTGGCACAAACACTGCGCTACTTTCAACAGACCGACGAAGTGACTGCTGCGCAGCTAGCCGTGGAGATCGGCGTTCATCTCATCACCGCGCAGTCATGGTTGCGTGAACTTAAAACGAACCGCGTGATCCATGTGGCAGGCTGGCTTCCCGACAGTCTCGGACGAGACAGCACCCCCGTGTACAGATTAGGAGATGGTGAAGATGTGGCTCGAAGAAAAGCCAGCCGTAGTGAAATTAACAGACGGTATCTGGAGCGCAAACGTGAAGCAGCCGGAATCAGCCAGTGATGTTCAGGTCGGCGGTACGCACTACCTGTCGATGGGTGTCGAGCCGTGGGATGTGGTCGACACATGGCCGCTCGAGCAGCAGATCGGGTTCTATCGCGGCAACGCGTTGAAGTACATCATGCGCATGGGGACGAAAGACACAGCACTGCAGGAGATCCAGAAGGGTGCACACTACCTGCAGAAACTGATCGAGACTCTGTCTAAACAGAGTTGACATACCAGCAGAGAATCTCGCCTTGTAGATGTGAGTCTTTGCTGTGCGGCTGGGCCGCATCTCCACACCGCGAAGCAGGGGGGCGCGGAATCTACATCTCCCCCCTACCCCCTTCCACAGGATTGCACATGCCCACACCAGAATCCAAAGTCAAAGCTCAGATCCGCAAGATCCTCGAGACTACACGCGCTTACTACGCCATGCCCATCGGCACCGGCTACGGCAACAGCGGCGTGCCTGACTTCCTTGTCTGTCACAAAGGCCGGTTCATTGGTATCGAAGCCAAAGCCGGGAAAGGAACCACCACCGCACTACAGGAGAAGCACTTGGCCGACATCCGTGCCGCTGGCGGCACAGCGTTCGTCGTGAATGAACACAACCTTGACCAATTGAAGGAGATGCTAAGTGGACATCAATGAAGTGAGAGAGTTTATCGAGATGCTGAAGCAGATCGAAGGAAAGAATGCGACGGTTCTGTTTCGCACCGTGCGTATATTGGTAGCTTGCTGTCAGCAAGATTCGGAGATCGGTGCTGTGCTCATCATGCGCACACCAGAGGACGATGCGAACTGGATGTTGCACATCCACACACTCAACGCAGATCTCGATGACACGTACATCATGCTGTCGAAAGCAACGGCCCAAATAGGGGAGCACCTTCAAGAAGAGGCACCGCCCAGTGAATACCTCAACTAAAGCACCGTTCAAGCAGATCATCGTGCTGGACTTTGAGACAGCGTGGTGTAAGAAGACATACACCCTGTCGAAGATGACAACCGAGGAGTACGTTCGCGATTCCCGCTTCAAGGCATGGGGCTTGTGCTGGAAGATCGTCGGCGCAGAAGGTGCTGCCGAATGGGTGAGCGGTGATGAAGTGCAGGGGTGGGCGGATGCGATTGATTGGTCAACGACCGCTGTGCTCGCACACAACGCGCAGTTTGATGTGACGATTCTGTCATGGCGGTACGGTGTGCAGCCGTGCTTTATCTTCGACACCCTGTCGATGGCTCGTGCGCTGCGCGGAGTTGAGGTGGGCAACAGTCTAGCCAAGCTGGCTGCAGAGTTTCAGCTTCCGCCCAAAGGCAACGCCGTGCACAGTACCGACGGCATGCTGGACACGATCCCCCCCGAGGTGGAGCAGGAGCTGGCTGAGTATTGTGCGCACGACACGTATCTGTGTGAGCAGATCTTTCATCGACTGCGAGCGGGTTACCCCAGCAAAGAACTGCGCCTCATCGACCTGACGCTGCGCATGTACACCCGCCCCTTGCTTGAGCTTGATCAGAACATGTTGGTCGATGCGCTACACGAAGAGAAGGAGACCCGTGAAGGACTGCTAGCTCAGTTGGGAGTGACCGAGGATGCGCTGGCTAGTAACCCACAGTTCGCAGAGCTGCTCCGGGCACTTGGCTGCGAGCCACCCATTAAGACGAGCAAGACGACAGGCAAGCCCACGTTCGCGCTCGCCAAGAACGATGCACTGTTTCAAGCCCTGCTCAACGGAGACCGTGAAGACGTGGCGCTCCTGTGCGAGGCAAGGCTGCGGGTCAAGTCGACGACGGAGCGCACGAGGGCGCAGCGGTTCTTGGACATCGCCAAGCGCGGGCCACTGCCGGTGCCGCTCAGTTATTACGGGGCGCTGTCAGGTCGGTGGACGGCGTCGAAGGGCAGCGCGATCAACATGCAGAACCTGAAGCGGGGGAGCTTCCTGCGTAAGGCGATCATGGCACCGGAGGGCAGTCAGCTCATCGTGGCTGATCTCTCGCAGATCGAGCCTCGGGTGCTGGCATGGCTGGCTGACTACGACGACATGCTCGACATCTTCCGAGCCAAGGGCGACCCATACGCACAGTTTGGTGCGCGGATGTTCAACGTACCCGGCATGACAAAAGAGAGCCACCCGGAGTTGCGGCAGTCGGCCAAGTCCGCGTTGCTCGGTGCCGGTTATGGACTGGGATGGTCGTCGTTTGCAGCGCAGCTTCTGGTCGGCTTCCTCGGTGCGCCGCCCGTGCGGTACACCAGAGCGGTGGCGAAGAAGCTTGGCGTTGATGGCGACTACCTGAGCCGGTTCCTTGATCGGGAAGAGAACCTCGAACGCATGTTCAAGATCCCGCATACCTGCTCAGAGATCGAGCTTGTCGAGCACTGCGTTGCTGCCAAGAAGATCATCGACAACTATCGAGAGACGGCACACCCGGTGACATCCTTCTGGGAGTTGTGCTCCAGCCTGATCCAGCGTGCTCTCGCAGATGGCGAGGAGCACACGCACAAGTGCCTGACGTTCCGGAAGGAAGAGATTGTGCTTCCCAACGGCATGACGATCAGGTATCCTAACTTGCGTCAAGAGAAGACGGCTGACGGTGGGAGATCGTGGGTGTACGGTCCAGACGCCACCAAGCTGTATGCAGGAAAGATCACGAACAATGTCGTGCAAGGAACAGCACGCATTGTGATGACGGACGGCATGCTACGGATAGCGAAACGCTACCCCGTAGTGGGAACCGTTCACGATGAATGTATCGCAGTTGCGCCGGATGCTGAGGCGCAGGAAGCTTTCGATTGGATGCTCGAGCAGATGACGCTCGAGCCTTCATACCTGCCGGGGATACCTCTGGCCGCTGACGGTGGCGTTCACCGTCGATATGGCAGTGCCAAACAGTAGGAGAGTTCCATGATTCCCAAGAGCGTTCGTGTTGGTAAACGCAAGTACGATGTGGTGCAAGACCCGGCGAAGCGGTATCGCTACGCCATTGGCTACATCGAGTACACCCCGCAAGTCATCCATGTGCACACCGTTCGCAAGAACGGCAACCCAATCCCAGACGACAAGAAGCTCGAGGTCTTCTGGCATGAGTTGACGCACGCCATCCTGTACGAGATGGACCACAAGCTGCATCGCAATGAGCCGTTCGTGACGCAGTTCTCCAAGCTGCTGCATCAAGCCATCAAGAGCGTCAAGCTGTGAAGCCCGCTGTCGTCAGGTGGTCGCACAGCTCTCTGAAGGACTACGAGGGCTGTGCGCGGCGCTACCATCAGGTCAAGGTGCTGCAGAAGTATCCGTTTCAGGAGACCGATGCAACACGCTACGGCACTAAGGTTCACGAGGCGCTGGAGTTCTACATCCGGGACGGCAAGCCATTGCCCGAGATGTACGCGCAGTTCCAGCCGGTGGTGGATGCACTGCTCAAGAAGCCCGGTCGTCGCTTCGCTGAGTACGAGATGGCGCTTGATCTCAACTTGGTGCCGTGCAAGTGGAACGCCGCCAACGCATGGGTGCGCGGCATTGCGGATGTGCTGATCGTGGATGACGACAACCTGACGGCATGGATCGGTGACTGGAAGACCGGCAACAATCGTTACCCGGACAGAGATCAGCTTGTGCTCATGTCGTTGATGGTCTTCCAGCACTTCCCCCATATCCGCAAGTGCAACTCAGCACTGCTCTTCATCGTCAAGAACGACATGGTTCGTTTGCAGATGATGCGGGATCAGGCTGATGCTGCATGGCAGAAGTATCGAGAGCGTACGGCTCGTCTCGAGGCCAGCTTCGAGACGGACGTATGGAACCCCACGTCATCACCGCTTTGTCGGTGGTGTCCCGTCAAGCAGTGTGAATATCATCCGGAGCATTTGACATGACTCAGGTCAACGGCAAGCGCAACTACAAGCACGCCTACAAACTGCAGAAGGCCAGCGGCGAAACCAAAGATCAGATCGAACGCCAGCGTGCACGGCGTATGTACGATCAGGCAGGCGTGAATCGGTCAGGGAAGGATATTGACCACATCAAACCACTACGCACAGGAGGCAAGAGCACGAAGGGCAACTTGAGACTTCGCAGCAAACGCAGCAACCAATCCGACAACGGGCATTGATATGGAAATCGTCGACAACAAAGCCGTGCTCATCCGCACGCGCAACCCGGAGAAGTATGCAGTCATCCCCAAGAGCAAAGTCGTGGATCGTTGGGTAGGCGGTTCCACGATTGCGGTCTACTGGGGTTTGGATGAGATGAGGGTGCTCCGGAATCTTGGCGTGAAGCACGCACCCTCCCCGATCAGAAAGAATTACAAGTGGCCCGGGCGTTTCATCCCGATGGCGCATCAGATCGACACCGCTGCATTCCTGACGTTGAACCGTCGCGCATTCGTGTTCAACGAGCCGGGAACAGGCAAGACGCTCTCTGCGCTGTGGGCTGCAGACTACCTGATGAATGAAGGCTTGGTCAGGCGGGTGCTGATTCTGTGCCCACTGTCGATCATGCAGAGCGCGTGGATGAACGACATGAACCACTCGATCATTCATCGCAGTGCCATCATTGCGCATCATCAACAGGCGGTACGGCGGGTCGAGCTGGTGCAGGGCAACTACGAGTTTGTCATCATCAACTACGAAGGGCTGAACCTGATCGCCAACGAGATCAAGGCTGACGGGCGGTTCGATCTGGTCATTGTTGACGAGGCGAACGCGTACAAGAACCCCAGCACGCAGCGATGGAAGGCGTTGGCGTCTATCCTCAGACACGACACCAATCTATGGATGATGACAGGCACACCTGCTTCGCAGTCGCCTGTCGACGCATACGGTCTGGCGAAGCTCGTCAATCCCAACGGTGTGCCGAAGTTCATGTCGTCATGGCGTGACAAGGTGATGAACAAGATCACCCAGTTCAAATGGGCTCCGCGATCCAATGCCAAAGAGCTGGTCCACGAAGCGCTGCAGCCTGCGATTCGGTTCACCAAAGCACAGTGTCTTGATCTGCCGCCTGTTGTCACTGTCGTGCGCGATGTGCCGATGTCAGCGCAACAGCAGAAGTACTACAAACTGCTGCGCGAACAGATGCTGGTGCAGGCAGCAGGCGAGACGATCACCGCCGTGAATGCAGGCGTTGCGGTCAACAAGCTTTTGCAGATCTCCTGCGGTGCCGCCTACACCGATGAGCGAGAAGTTGTTGAGTTCGACTGTCTGCCCAGACTGAAGACGCTGATGGAAGTCATCGAAGAGACCGACAGGAAGGTCATCATCTTCGCCTTGTTCCGCTCCAGCATCGACACGATCACACGCCATCTCGATAAGCACGGGATCAAGAACGAACAGATCCACGGCGGTGTGAGCGCGACCAAGCGAGCGCGGATCATCAACGATTTCCAGACCTCGGAGCAGGTACGCGTGCTCGTCATGCAACCACAGGCGACGGCGCACGGCATCACGCTGACGGCAGCAGACACGGTGATCTTCTATGGCCCGCTGATGTCTGTTGAGATGTATCTACAGTGCATCGCCCGTGCTGACCGCAAGGGACAGGACAGCGACAAGGTGACCGTGGTGCACATCCAGAGCAGCCCGCTCGAGGAGCGCATGTTCCGGGCGATGAGCCGCAAGGTGAACGACCATACGCTGCTGGTCGAGATGTTCGATCAGGAGATCAAAGGCAAAAAATAAAGGAGGCTTGCACCGCGTACAAAAATCTGTATCATCGTCAAAACATTTACAACCCAGACACTTCGACAGGAGAAGATCATGTCTGAAACTGCTGTCCCTATGGACAAGCTAGCGCGGGTGTATCGCAAGATGCAGACCCGCATTCAAGAGCTGACTGCAGCATACGAGACCGAGGTTGAGGCTCTCAAAGCGCAGCAGGAAGAAATCAAGAACGCACTCAAGGACCAGATGCTGGCACTCGGTGTGAAGTCAGTCAACACCGAGGCAGGGACTGTGATCCTGTCCACCAAGACGCGTTATCAAACGCACGATTGGGACGCGTTCAAACAGTTCGTCATCGAGCACGATGCGGTTGATCTGCTCGAGAAGCGAATCGCCCAGACCAACATGTCGACGTTCTTGAAAGAGAACCCGTCGCTTATGCCTCCCGGTCTGAACAGCAACACCGAGTTCAACATTTCTGTCCGCAAACCCTCCCACAAGTAAGAGGAACTTTCCATGAGTAACGTCGCTTTGTTCAACCCGTCCCAAGCTCCCGCCTTTGCTCGCAAAGGTCTGTCCGATACCGCCAAGGCTCTCGCAGGTGGCACTGCCAACAGCGGCAAGCGGATCTCCATCAAGGGCGGTGTCTTTCGTCTGTTGAGTGGGGGCAAGGAAGTTGCTGCAATCGAGGAGCGCTTCCTCGATGTCGTGGTCGTCAAGGCCGCGCCCAAGGTCAACCGCGTGTTCTACGCCAAGTCATACGATGCCGACGCCGTGACCGGTCCCGACTGCTGGTCTGCGGATGGCGAGACGCCCAGCGCTGACAGCGCCAACCGGCAGGCGAGCCGCTGCTCGGAGTGCCCGCAGAACATCGCAGGCTCCGGTCAAGGCAACAGCCGTGCGTGTCGCTACCAACAGCGCTTGGCGGTTGTGCTGGCCGACAGCGTGGACGGTGATGTTCTGCAGCTTGTGCTGCCTGCGACTTCGATCTTCGGCAAAGCAGACGGCGACAACCGTCCCCTGCAGGAGTATGCGCGTTGGCTTGCTGCTCAGGACATCAGCCCGGAGACGGTCGTCACGCGCATGAAGTTCGACACCAAGTCGGAGTCGCCCAAGCTGTTCTTCAAAGCCGTGCGTTGGCTGTCGGATGACGAGTACGCCACCGTCGAGGCGCAGGGCGAGTCGCAGCAAGCGATCAAGGCGGTGACCATGACGGTCGCCAAGATGGACGGCGTGGGGACGCCGCTGAAGCTGGAGGGTAAGCCACCCGCCAAGGCGAAGGTAGAAGCCCCCGCTGTCGAGGCTGCGGAAGAGGAAGCCCCGCCGCCCCCGCCCAAGGCTAAGAAAGCCGCGAAGCCTGCCCCGGCTGAGGAAGTCGACGAGCCGGAGGTTCGCACGGCTCCCAAGAAACCTGCGGTTGACGCGAAGGGTTCGCTGGCTGACATGGTCAGTGCTTGGGACGACGAGTAATTAACCCGGGGGCTACGGCCCCCTCTTTTCTGGAGAACACAATGTATAAATTGCAAGCGAATGTGCCCATCCCCTCCCGCGTTGTTAAGACGGGACGCAAGACCAAGTACCCGTTCGAGCAGATGCAAATCGGTATGAGCTTCTTGGTGCCTAAAAAAGAAGCAGAGAACAACATGTCTCGTTTGATGGCACGAGTCGGTGCTGCAACAGCCCTCGCTAAAAAGAAGCTTGGGTTCAAGTTCACACTGCGTAGGCTCCCTGATGGTGTGCGTGTTTGGCGCGTTCAATAAGGAGGTGGGGGAACGCGGTCGCGCTAGTACCCCGACACCATGCCGTATAGCTCACAGTTCATCTCGCGCATCAAAGCCAAGCCGCCGACGGAACTGGGTACACTGCTCGCTCTCTGGGCTATCTATCACAACATCTCAGTCGCCAAGATCGCTACAGCAACGGGTGCGACCCGTCAGTCGGTCTACAACTGGATGAACGGTGCTGGAGTCTTGAAGGTGTACGAAGAACGTCTCAAGCGCTTGCTGCTGTGCATGCAAGGTTCAAAAACATCCGAGGAAGCGTGGAGAAAGATATGTCAGGAATTCAACCTAAGAACATGAGCAACGAAGAGCTGGTCCGCTACGCGCACCTGCTGAACATGAAAGACGTTCCGCAGTGGGCGCAGTCGTGGATCATGGAACTTGCTCAACGACTGGAAAAATTTGTAGACGCTGCCCGTTAAAGGATCGGCATGAAACCGCTCGAATTTCTTGCGGACGTTCTGCCGTCGTCTGGACACGGACTGTACTGCGTGGTGGAACTGAGCACACGAAAGAAAGAACATCAGTTTGTAGAGAGACTGGAGGACATCAAACCCCATGTGAAGCATTGGCTCGACAAGAAGCTGAACATTTTTTTCGCCCTTTCGACGTTTGATCCTGTCGTCCTGCAACTCAAACGGGAACGACGCACGGCGAAACATGCGCAGTACATCAAGTCCATCTTTCTTGATCTGGATGGGTACGCGTCAAAGAAAGCGGCGGGTCTCGCGCTTGCTGCGTTCCTTGAGAAGACCGGGCTGGATGCGTTTGCCAAGCCGCACATCGTGTCGTCTGGAGGCGGGCTGCACTGCTACTGGCCGCTAAACAAAGAAGCCGACATCGATACGTGGAGACCGATTGCAGAGAACTTGAAGCGACTGTGCAAGCAAGAAGGCATGAAGATCGACATGAACGTGACTGCAGATGCAGCGCGTGTTCTGCGGATCATCGGCACTTGCAACTTCAAGGAGAAGTATCCGGAACCGCGTCCTGTGCAGTTGTTGATGCGCGGCACAGGGCCGATTGATCTGATGCACTTTGGTGCAGCAATCCGTGCCGTGCTGAATGATGCGTACGCTCCAGTCAGTAACTCCTTCGTGCCAGAGAAAGCGAACCTCACCGGCACACGCCCACGCAAAGCCAACACAAAACGCTCGCAGCTTGCCGAGGCGCTGCTGGGCAATAGCGTCACTCGGTTCGAGACAATCTGGCTGAAGACCGAGAGCAATGTCGGGTGTGGGCAGCTTAAGCACTACATCGAGAACGCTGCTGAAGAAAACATGGAGCCGATCTGGCGTGGTCTTCTGTCATGGGCCAAGCTGTGTGAAGACGGCTACGAGTACAGCAAGAAGCTTTCGGATCTGCATCCGTACGATGAAGACCGCATGCGGCAGAAGCTGGATGGCATCAAAGGCCCGTATCCCTGCGTAAAGATGGATAGTGAGAACCCGGGCATCTGCAAGAGCTGTCCGCACTGGGGCAAGATCACCAATCCGTTGGCTCTTGGACGAGAGGTCGTCGCCAGTAACGAAGAGAAGATCTACGAGATCCCGTTGCAGACAGGACCAATTGAAACTCCCGACGACGTGGAGTATCTCGAAGACGGCATCACCAGTGATGCCGATGAAGCAGGGACGGAACACAACAAACGCACGCGTTTGGCAAAGCGACCGCCACCCCCATACGGATTTCTGTACGGCAAGAACGGCGGTGTGTTTGCAGAGATTAAAGAGACAGACGCCACAGGCGTTACGATCAAGACGCAGGTGCCGGTGCTGTCCTACGATCTGTTCGTCGTCGACATGCTCCGCATCGAAGAGAAGGAGCACGCAGCGCACCTGATGGCAATCAAGACCATTGGCCCAGCAGACGATCCCGAGAATCAGGTTGTCGAGTACACGCCGGTCATCATGCCCAGCAAGGCGGTGGTGGCGAAGGAAGAACTGCTGAAGTGTCTCGCGATGCACAACATCTATGCAGACCGTGGTGCTGCGATGGACCCGTATCTGTACAGCTATGTTCGTGCTGGCGTTGCCGAGGCTGCGCAGATGCGCAAGGCCATCGATGTACCGACTCAATTGGGCTGGCAAAAGAACGGCACGTTCGTCTACAACAACCGCATCTTCAAGTCAGACGGCAGTGAAGTTGCCGTGCCGATGCCGGGGCTCGAGAATCTCAATCGAGATACAAACTCGAAGGGCACACTCGAGGAGTGGCGCAGACCGTGGGAGTTGCTGATCGCCCGTCAGATGCACACGATGCTAGCAATGTGCGTGGATTCGTTTGGCTCCACCTTGATGCGCTTCTCGGAGTACGAAGGGTTTTGCTGGCACATCGGTTCGACCGAGTCTGGCACCGGCAAGTCGTTGACCCTTAGCTTGAAGGCAGGCGTGTGGGGTCACCCGCTACGCTATCGGACAGGCAAGGGGACATCGTTGGTGGCACTGCAACAGCGTGCTGGCTTGCTGAACAGTCTGCCATTGCTGATTGACGAGATCACGACCAAGGCACGAAACGACATCGAGTGGGCGTCAGCTTTTATCTTCGACACCGCCGAGGGCAAGGGCAAGGAGCGGATGGAGTCAGGTACGAACAAGGAACGGATCAACAACTCGACGTGGGCACTGACGGCGACTACAACCGCGAACATTCATATGATCGATGTGCTGCTCGGCACTCGAGAGCATGCAGCACACGGCGAGATGATGCGCTTGTTGGAGTGGAACCCGTCGGAGGAACTGAAATTCAACGCGCTTGAGCGTGGCATCCTGAAGCTGCTGCGCCGCAATTACGGTGTGGCTGGTGAGGCGTGGGTGCGGTGGCTGGTGTGCAATCAGCAGACGGCAAAGAAGGTCTGGCTCGAGACTCACGAGAGGCTGCGGGGGTACATGCAGTTCACCGACGAGGAGCGCTACTGGCATGCAGGGTGTACGTCCGATGTCGCCGCCGCCATCCTGCTCGGCCCCCGGTATTCCAACATTCTCGCCGTGCCTGTGCAGGGCATGATGGATGCGTTGAAAGACTTGGTTGTTCATGCACGCCAAGTCTATAGCCGAGCACGGCGTTCAGCCGAGGATGTGCTCAACACCTACACCCGGGAGTTCTACGGCAAGTTCGTTGTGATCAGGCGCGGTGAAGACGACAAGCTGGTCACCGAGTGGAATTTCAGTGCGGAAGGCAAGACCAGCACCCGCAACACCGTGCTGGGTCGCATCGAGCACGGCACCGCGCATCCTGACTACATCGAGTACTTCATCGAGGAACAGTTGTTACGCAAGCACTGCGCATCCATGTCGTTCGGGTATGCAGACTTCAAGAGCAAGCTGATCGCAAGTCAGAAAGCCAACAGCTTCGAGGTGAAGTTTGGCGTCAAGAAAGACATGCTGTCTCGTACGGACGGGCCAGCGCTACGCGTCACGTGCATGCACCTGCGGGTTCGTAAGGAGAAGGTGAGCGGTGAAGGTCAAGTTTCCGTGGAATCAACTTGAGCCGGGACAAGGCTTCTTCGTGCCGTGCCTTGATGTAGCCAAGATGCGAGAGCAGGGGCTGCGTGCAGCCATCCCATATCGAGTCAACGCCCAAGCCGCACCCGGAATCCGGGGCGGCAAGTTGGGGGTGTGGTTCTGGATTAAGCTGCCGCCTTCCGCAACATCGTCGAGTACCGGATCTCCTGCTCCTTGACCGCTTCAATTTGCTGGCGCTTCTCGGCAGGCGTCAGGTCCGGATTGGCTGCGATCATCCGCTTGTACTTAGCGAACTCACCCATCTGCTGACGGAACCGACCAGCGAAGGACGCCAGACCGATTTCACGGGCGTAGTCGTTGGCGTACTCCTGTGCTGCTTTTGGATCGCTTGCAGCCAAGGTCTTGTAGGTGTTCGCAGCTCTCTCAAGGCGGTGCATATCGTCGAAGGCGGCATTGACCATGCCACGACCTGTACGCGGTTGGAACATTGAACCAAACAAGGGCATCTCTTCGAGCGCCATCTCAGGCTTCTCGACACCCTCCCGCGAAGTCAGGGGACGGAGCGCAAAGTTCGCCATCGACGCGAGCACGATACCGGCGCTGCTCAGGTAGCTCCGCACCAAGTGGTCGATCTGAACCGGCGAGAGGACACCCGCCTTGCCAAGCAGCTTGGCAAGTTCTGTCGTGCCGGTGCGATAGCGCTGGTCGACATCCATCGCCTTTTCACGATCCGTTTCGATGGGTTGGTCATTGTAGAAGCTGTAGTTCGCCATCAGCTCAATCGGACCTTTGATCGCCGTCGGAATGCCACCCGGCGTCGACATCCAGATCTGCTTACTAATCGCCTTCGCAGCTTCAGAAGCTTTGGTGTCGCCAAATGCGGTGTTCATAAAGGCTTCTGGCATCGACTTGAAGATCAAGCCCAGCTCGAACGGGATCGGCACGCGCACCGTTTTATCCGTACCCGGTACACGCACGAACCAGTTGCCGTAGCGCTCAGCGGGAGTTGCGTTCTTGTACGCCTCATCGTCTTCCATCAATAGCGCGTACATCATCGTACCGAAGGCCATCAACGCGCCGCGCTTCAACAACGTGTTACGGGCGTTCATCTTTTCTTCAAAGGTGCTGTCTCCTTTGAGGGCGCGGTACACCGAATCCAGACCTTGGATCTGAGCGTTGAAGAAGGGGGTAAGCATGGACAGCCACGCCAAGCTGGCGCTCGTGCCGCGACGAGAGAAGTTCATCGTCTCAGCAGTGTTGAGTAGCGCCTCGACGTGCCCCATGCCCTTCTTACGGAACATGTCGTAGAGCACCGCTCGAGTCGCGGCTTCGCCTCGCATCGCGAACTCGTCGAACTTCATCATTGTCTGCGAGAACTTGCTGGGCTCTGAAGTCAGCGTCCGCAGCATGTCGGCTACGCCTTCTGCATCACCAGAATAGACGTTGTTGCCGATGACGGCTGCTTGCTGCAGCGTCAACTGGGTGTCGCTCTTGCCGGTCATGCCTTTGGCAAGCTCTTTCCACGTACTGAGGATGGGCGTGAACTTGCCACCCGTCACCATCCACGCATGCATCGGATCACGAATCGTCTGACGCAGCGTATAGGTCGGAACTCGACGGATTGCTTTACGGAGGAAGTTTGCAGGGACAGCAAGGCCGCGCACCAAGGCGGGTACGGCAGTCTTCACACCTTGCAAGCCCTGCATCATCAGATCAGCGGGAACGCCAGCCGCCTCGAAGGCCGATTCGTCGGCCTCAAACCAATAGTCGTTGCCGCCCTGCTTGAAGCGGATCTTGCCCATTGGAGGCTGTTTGCCATCCGGAACGGAGTGAATCTTACCTAGCCCCAAGTCTTGGAACATGTAGGACGTGTTCGTGTTCTGCATGTTCTTGAGCGCGATGGTCATCAGCATCGAAGTGTTTTGCACCATGCTCGAGAAGAACGGCAGAATGTGCTGCTCACCGCCAACAAGCTCTTTCAGATACGGCTGGTCCACGACACTGCCGATACGCATCGGACGCGACCCGCCCAGCATCAACTCAACGACGCCGTTGTTGTTAACGCGGTAGTAGCCGATGTAGTCGCCTTTGCCCAGCTCGTCAGCAACTGTCTGACTCATCGCACCCGTCTCAACTTGCAGATTAAGCAAGCGCTTGTTGTGCTCCTTGTACAGGGCGCGTGCTTCGTCGAAGGCAGCTTTGACTTCGGGGTGTTTCTTGAAGACTTGGTCTTCCAGTTCGGCCAGACTGGCTTTGATTTTTGCAAGCTCTTCCGGCTTGAGACTGAAGTTCAGCTTCTCAAAACCAACACCGTCTTGTTTGGCACGCAACCCAGCCATCCAGAATGTGAAGGTGCGCTCAATTGCTTGCTCGTTACCGAGCGCTTTGGCTTTGCTGAGCGCTGCTGCGATAGTGCGAGCATTCGCTTTTTCGTCACCGCCCTCGATGTTGCGCACGCCAGTCTTGTCTTTCATCAGTTCAGGCACGCCGTTCAGAAGCGCGGCGTTGGTGTACTCCTGCTGATTGCTGAAGAGCCGCATGTAGACGCGCATCTGGAGCGCTTGTGCTTCTTTGATCTTGCCCTTCTCGACACCCATCTTAAGCAACGCTTCGACCGGAGCCCACTGATCGGCGATGAACGTGCGCAGGCGCAGGCCCATCGTGTTCGCCATGAGCTTGTCGCCCAGCGTAGCGGTGCGTGCGATGGTCTTGTTGACGGCGTCCTGCACACCCTGCGGCACAGCAGAGGAGAACTTCGTGCTGGTGCCGGGGAACACACCCCGCATGATGGAGGAGAGGCGCTCTTCACGGTTCAGTGTGGCTTGGCTAGGGCTGAACATGGCGAACGCCTGCTCAACCGCCTTGTCCGACAACGTCGTGGGCTCGATGCCCAGCATGCGCAGGAAGCCTTCGTAGATACGGCGCAGCAGCCCAGCGGTCTGATTGATTTTGTCCCGGACTTGCTGGTTCGAGAGCAGCTCCGACACGAACTCTTTGAAGCTAACGTTGGCGTACTCGTCCTTGAACTCCGGACGGCTCTGCATCTTGGCGTATAGCTTCTCCAGTGCCGTGCGAGCGTCAAGCTGTTCTTTGGTCGGCGTGAAGGTTTCCTTTTGCGCTTCAGCCTTGCCTTCACCAGTCTTCGTGGCCTCGGCCATGATGGCACGCTGCGAAGCGTTGATTGCGGACTGAAGCTTTTTCAGACCGCCGTTCTCCAACATCTCCACAACGGCATCATCGCTGACTTCGTTGTACTCAAGCTGTGTGAGGAATCCACGAAGATTGCGGTCTGCTACGCTAAGACTGCTGTAAGGATCGAGATCAAGAGCGGGTGCAATTTTATTAGCCGCTTCTGTCCAAGAACGCCAACCATCCAACATCTCAAAGAACAAGCGCTCTTGCGCTTCCAACGAAAGATTCTCGCCGATGCTCGGCAGCTTCATGGCGGTTAAGCCTGATGCTGCTCCTTTCAGGAACTGCCGCCGAGTCATCCCAAACTCTTTAGGCTCGTAGCTGGCAACTGTATTGGTCGCAGCATGTCCTGCTTCATGCAGGAGATCTTCCTCAGTCAGCGCGTCTTTGTTTAGCGTGATCGTGTTGGTGTTCGGATCGAACTCACCGCCCTTACCTTCAAGCGAAGCAGTCTCGAGCGACGTGTTCTCCACCATCGGCAAGAGACGCTTAGCGACCATCCGCACGAAGGGCGTGGAGCCGTTCTCAGCCAAGGAGGTCAGGGCGCTCTGCAGGTCGCCCTTGCCGACAGCAGCAGCCGTCGTCTCGTCAAGCGGGGTGTTCTCGCGGTCGGTGTACTCGGAGGAGATAACGCGGTCGAGCGACTCGGCCACAGTCTTCGCAGTCGTCTCTTGCTCTTTCGTCGTGGGCTTGCGTTTCAGCTTCTGTCGTTCTTCCTGAACCGCTTGTTCATTAAGGATGGCGTACTCGACAGCCACCACATCGTCGGCTATTCCGGAGAGATCCAGATCAAGCTGCGTCTTGGCGTAAGTCAGAAGCCCCTTGAGATACCGCTCATCCGCCTCCGCAGCGAACTGCGCGGACAGCCGGTTGGCTTCAGCATTCTCAACGTCCTGTTCGGCCTTGGTCAGATCGCGCTTAGAAACCGCACGTCGTGCTTCAGACACACGACCGGTGCGCACATCCACCATAGTCTGACCCGTACGCCCCGCACGCTTACGATCTGCCATCACTTGCTCAAGAGTCTTTGTACCGTCGTCGATGGCTTTTTTCTCAGCCGTAGTCAACAGTTCTTCCTGCATCTCTTGAGACATCGTGACCGGCTGGCCGATATCGCGCTGCAGCGCTTGGGTCTGACGAGCCTGCGCTTCACGACGCTCAGACGGACGTGACACACCGCGAATCGCCCGGATTTGGGCTTGTTTCTGTTCGATCTGCGTATCGAACATGTCGGAGATCTTTTTGAGGTCGTCCGCACGCTGCGCTTCAATCACTTCAGTGCGCACCTTGCGGATTTCTGCAGCCGCTTTTGCTCGCGCTTCTTCCAGCTCCTTCTTTACTGCCTCTTTGGTCTTTTTGCCAGCTTTAACGTCTTTAACTGCCGCCTTCTTTTGTTTTGCAAGCTTGGCAGCTTCGATTTTCTTTTTTTCTGCAACAACTTTTTTTCGCTCGTCTGACAAACGGAAGTTGTCTGTTTGAGTTTCCTTTTTCTCTATAGCCGCTTGCTTGTTCTTGATCAGCGTATCAAGCTGCTGTTTGGCTTCGTCAAGTGCTCTCTGCTGCTCCGGACGAAGCGGCTCAAACGTCACCCGCGTCGTAGCCTCGGCCTCTCGAGCCAAGCGCTCATTCTCAGCACGCATTTCGTCACGAGTCGTTTGCTGACGCTCTGCCGCAGCCCCGACTTCCTCAAGACGGCTTTCTCGCCGCGAAAGCTTGTAACGGTCAATAGAGTCTAGCTCTTGTTGTATCGCAATGATGCGTTCTTGCCGCTGTTGCTTTTCCGGACCCGTAACCAAGAAAGCAATCTGCCGCGCATCTTTGACTAACTTGTCTTGTTCTTTTTGTAGTTTGATCAGCTCTTTAATGAGTGCAACAGCGCGTTGCGGGTCTGTATAACGCGCATAAATCTCGCCTTTTGTGCCACCCGGTGACAGCGGGTTTTGCTGACGCAAAAGATTTAGTTGCGTGTTGGCTTTACGAATCGCTTCTTGTAGTTTGACCGGTACAGTCAGAGGCGCTTCAGTCGCCGCGCCTCGAGCCGGAATTTGCCAGCTACGTGCGGCATCTACCGCCTCCTGCGCCTCATTCAAAAAGGCGGACCAGACCGGATCTTGCGCTGCTTCTTTTTTAGCCGCTTCCAACTTGTCGTTAGCGTCAGCTAACATGCGCTCAAACTTATAAAC